GGCGCCGCCACCGTGACCGCCGCTGACTCGGCCGTCACCCCCGGCTCCGCTCAGCTCAAGGCTCTCTGGGCCGGCGTCAGCAAGGCTGGTCGCAAGGCGCTCATCGTGAACCCTGGCATCTACAGCCAGCTCATCCCGACCAGCACGACCTCTCTGCCCCTCTCCGAAGGTGCCTACGGTTTTGACGGCGGCGTCTACTACGCTTCCTCCTTCCCGTCCGAGGCCAAACTGGCCGGCTTCGCTTGCGCTCCTGAGGCGCTGGCGATGGCCGCTGCGGCCCCTGCCCTCGACCACGTCCGCGATGGTATGCTCGTCTCCGAGGTCGTTCAGATCGAGTCCCTCGGCATGAGCATCTACTACAACGTCTGGTCGGACAAGCAGACCCGCTCCCTGGTCGCCTCGGCTGAACTCATGTTCGGCGCCTCGAAGGCTGTCACCAGCGGCACGATCGCTTCGATCTACAACCCGTAATCGCCGGGGCTTAAAGCCCCCCGAACGAGACCCCCAGCGATGGGGGTCTTTTTTTTGCCCGACTCCGCAGATTTATGAGCCTATACGGTAAAGAGTTTTTGGACGATGCGAAGGAGATGATTTCCGACTTCGGAGTCCCCGGCTCGACCGCCGGCGGGGCCGTCACCTTCCAATGCCTCATCTCCGACCCGGCCTATACCACCGTGCTCGAAGCAGGGGGGTATTGTGAGCGGACCCAGTACTCGGTAAGGCTCCCAGCCGTAACGGCCTCCTGGAGCCTCCCAGACGGGTCTATTGGGGCATCGGCGGCTACCCTCAGCGGAGGCGTCCCAATCCCCTCCCTCGGCATCGGCAAGAAACTGACGGTCGGAGGGAAGGTCGTCCGCATCACCAGCCAGACCCATAAGACCGCCTCGGCTTGGATCACGCTGGTCGTCATCGACGACAGCCAATGAACCCCCCTAACCTCCCAGGGGAGGGAATCACCCCGAAGAGTTACGAGGAATTCATGACGGCCCTCAAGGAATTCCACGTCAATTCCAACCAAGGCCTGACCGACGTGTTCCTGGAGCAAGCCGCCCTGATGTGCCGCGACTCCATGGTGCTCACGCCTCCCATCGTGAAGTCCGGCGGGCAGGGTCTGAGCAAGGACGCGAAGAAGGTCGGCGAACTGGCGATCATGGGCGACGTCCATTCGGTCGTCGTCGGCGAACGGTCTGGGTCTACCAACGGCCGCCGCGGCCGCCTGTTCCGCAAGCTCGGCAGCGCGTCCCTTCAGAATAACTTTTCCCGCTTCTGGAAACTGGCAGGGGACAACCCCGACCTGATGGCAGGAAACGCCCTCTATGCCCGAATGTTCGCCGGCCCTGGCTTCGGGACGGAAAAGGGGTTCAAGAAGCTGAAGAACTACTTTGACCGCATCGGCTCGCAGGAGGCATCCAATGTCTTCAACCGCCCGGTCATCGACAGCGAGGCAGGGGTGAAGGAAGTCCACATGAAATTCCGCGATAAATTCGGCGGACGCATCAAGCGCAACGGCGGCCCTGGCATCAAATTCTGGGAACGCTTCGAGGCCAAGGACGGGGTGCTGAAGGACTACATCAAGCGCCGCTGGCTGGCCGTCGGCCGCATCAAGTCAGGCTGGGTCGATACCCTGAACAAACTTCCGAAGCCTAAATTCGGCGGCGTTGAAAAGAACGCTGGTCGGTCTGGCATCAACCTTTGGATCAAGCGCCACGCCCAGTCCACGGGATACGTCAACATCACCCGCCAACAGGCGGAGGTGTTCGCCCTCGGGCTGACGTTCGGGAACCGCAACGGTGACGTTGACAATATTGCGACCGACACGGACGTGAAGAACCTCGTCTACGGCAACCGCGTCAAACAGATGCCGGCCATGCTCGCCAACATCCTCGAGAAACAAGCCAAGAAATTTAACCGCAAATAACCAATGGGAACCAAGTCTCCGCGCCATATCATCGAGGCCGTCCTCGATACCTACCTCACCGCCGAATCCGGGCTCGCCGGCGTGGCGGTCTACACGGGCGACAACGCCGAGATCAACGTGCTCCCCAAGTGCGTCGTCCTCTGCGATGCGGCCCGCACCCCGCCCGAGCTGCCCGAAGGCGCCGGGAACTTCTACTGCTCCATCCGCCTGACCATCTTCTCCAACGCGGACGACACCACCCTGACCGACCACCGCGCCCGCTGTGCCGCCGTGGCCGGGGCGATGCAGGACGTGGCCGCCATCAAGGCCGCCTTCGTGGCCGGCGGTGACGCGTTCTGCTATGACGTCATCCCCGAGTCCGAAGACGAAGGCCGCGACGAGCGCTCCTGGGCGACCGTCCTTTCCTACACCGTCCCGATGGTCGTCAACCCCCAGGCCTGAGGGTTGCCCGTTCCCGCAGATTTAAACCACCATGGCAGCCATTCTCAACGGAACCTCTTGCATCTACGGAATCAACGGAACCGTTGCCAATCTGTTCGTGCAGTCCTACTCGATCAGCGCCGGCTTCAACAACGAAGACACCGTGCAGAACGAGTTTGGTCTTACTGTCACCCACCGCCTGGACGACCGCAAGACGACCATCAGCATCGAGGGCATCGTGAAGACCGGGTCGGTTCCCGTGCTCGGCGCCGTCCTCTCGTTCACGGCGAACACGAACTCCTGCTACCCGTCCGGCTCCGCCTCGACTGGTTTCTCGGGCGTCATCACCGCCGTTTCGGAGAAGGCCGCCAACAAGGGTTTCACCAGCGTGACGGTCGAAGCGGTGGACTACGAAGGCATCACCTTTGCCTGATTGACTTAGCCCCTTCGGGGGCGAGTCTGTCGGGGTGGACGGAAGATTCTTAAAGGCCTTCACCGACCCGGCAAGGGTCACCTGTCTCGGCAAGGTCGTCTACCCTTTCTGCCTGAAGTACCGCGTCAGGCTGCTCGCCATCGACTCGCCCTTCGTGACGGAAGGCCAGAAGGTCACCCCGCTCGACCTGCTGGTGGCCGTCAAGATCTGCGCCGAAGAGCCGCTCGGCGAGCTCACCCTTTTTGAGAAACTCAAGGTGCTCAGGCTCCAGCGCCGGCCGACCTTGTTCGAGGCCGAGCTCGAAAGGTTCATCGCCTACGTCCACGTCAGCGCGTGGCCGAAATACTGGGCGAAGAATACGGCGACAAAAGGAGAGGCCGAAGACGTTGGCATCCCTTGGCCGCTGGGCATCGTGACGGCCTTGGTCAAGGCGGGCTGGGAAGAGAAGCGCGCCTGGGAGATGCCCGAATGCCAAGCGGTCTGGTACAACGCCGCCATCTCCGCGGCCAATGGGTCGGATTCAAAACTTCTGACGACCGACGAAGAGGCCTTCCTCGAGAAGCTCGAAGCCGAGGAAAAGGTTGCCAAGTCCGCAGAGGTAAAGACCCCCGAACCCAATGGCCCAGAAACTTGAATACGAAATCAAAGGAAAGTCCGACGTCGAGCAGGTGACGGGTCGGGCCAAGAAGTCCGTGGACAGCCTGGGGGCGTCCTTCAAGAAGGCCGGGGACGACATCACGAAGAAGCTCGCCGGCATGGTCAGCATGGCCGCCCTGTTCGACAAGGCCTTGAGTTTCTCGCTCGATACCGTCCGCGAATTCGGGGTCATCGCGGATCAGGTCGGAAAGAGCGGTCTGTCTGCCGAGCAATTCCAATCCCTCGCCTTCGCCGCCCAGCAGTCCGGCGTCTCCATGCAGACGCTCGCCAAGGCGACCCGCCAGCTGCGGACTGACATGGCGGAAGCGGCCGCCGGAAACGCCGACCAGATGAAGAAGTTTCAGGCGCTGGGAATCACGATGGAGCAACTGCGGTCTGGCAACGCCCAGGCTGTCTTCGTTGCCTTGGCTAATGCGATGTCAGGCGCCGCGACTGAGTCCGACAAACTGACCATCGCCACGGGCTTCTTCGGGGACAAGGTCGGGAATGAAATCATCCCGATGCTCGGCGACGTACTCAAACTGCAGCAGGACATCGCGAACGCTCCAATAGTCGATGCGGAGACGCTCAAGATGCTCGACGAGTATAACGACAAGATTGATAAGATGATCGCCAAATTTAAGGTGGCGGTCGCCCAATACTTCCGGCTCGTCGAAATCATCGAGAAGTACACGCCCCAGGGCATCGTCATCAAGTACGTCCGCGACAAATTCCTTGGCGACAATGAGGCTCCGCAGCCGGCGGCACAGGCTCCCGAGAAACAGGCCGACACCGCGAAGAAGGTCATCGACTCCCTGAAGAAGCCTGAGAAGGAACCGAAGAAGGAAAAGGAGAAGGCGGCCGACACGAAGTCCATCGAGACGACTGCCACATCCGTTTCAGGCAACGTCATCGGTGTCGGACAGAACCCCGTCATCTCCGCCATCAGCGAGCAGATCGAGCTGGCGAAACAGCAACGCGACTACCTCGCCATCATCGCGGCGAAGGGTCAGCCACCGAACACCACTGGCGACATCACGAACAAGGGCGCCACGCCCGACACCCCTGCGACCAAGAAACCTTAACCGATTAAAACCACATGGCCCTCGTATCCACAGGCGACCCCCTGACCACCAAACTCCTCCAGCCTGGAGGAACCTTCCAGACTAACGGCTACGGACTGCTGACTGGCCGTGCGACCTTCTACGTCAATGCCGCCCAGTCCGGCTCGGCCGTCGTTCCTGGTCAGGTTCATCCGAACTATTCCGACCTGTTCGTCCACAAGTACGTCCTTACGAAAGGCGCGCTCGACCTCGACACCATCGAAGCGGACTACGTCGGCATCAACAGTTTCCTCGGCGACACGACCCGCCCAGAAGTGACCGCCTCCAACGGCCTCACCTCGGAGCACATCGTCACGCATCCCAACTTCTTCGGGCCTTCGGCCGGATTCACGACCGCCATCGCCGGCAATGGTACGACCTTCACGGCCTCGACCATCAACCCAGACTACAAGGTCGGCGGCGTCTTCGGCGCCCACTTCAAGGGGACGGCCACGAACGCCGGCGGCTTCGTCGGCTTCCTCGATTCGAGCACCTCGGCAAAGCAATACTTCTACGGAAAGAGCCAGTACCTCGCCCCGACGACATCCTTCTCCGGGTGCATCTACACGAAGTCAGCCTCCAACTGCACGTCCATCCGCGATTCCCTTGGCAAGTCCAGCGGAACCAACTCCTTCGCCGGAATCAAGCTCATCCCCGACCACCTCGGCACGACATGGACGGCCAGCATCAAAGGCGAGACGCGCAACACCCTTCTGCTCTCTCAGGTCAACTTCGAGGATTACTGCGTCAACCCTTCCGGCACGCCCCTGATCTACAAGATTAACTACGAGATTCGGTTCAACCGCGAAGGATATCCTGCCGAAGTCTACGCGAGCGCATGAGCAAGGCACAACCAGGAGCGGGCTACGGCTTCACGTCCAGCGGATACGGCTTCAGCCTGAACACGCTTGACCCCTTCCCCGTGCAGGAGGCCGCCGCCCCAGACCATCCGTTCAAGCTGAACGTCTACTGGATGGAAGAGTCCGCGATGTTCTTCGCAACGGTGACCGCCGGCACGGTCAACAACATCGTCCCGGTCATCTGGGGCGGCGGCCCTATCGACGACCTCTTGAACGTCACCCCTAAGCCCGAGATGGGCCTCGCCACGGTGCAGGTCGCCCCGGGCTTCTTCAACGCCTACGTCCGTTGCGGCCCTGACTCGACCACTCCATACATCTTCCCGACGTCTGATCGCGACCAGGCTGGCTATCCTCAAGTCTACTTCTCGACGACCGAAATGACCGACACGGATGAGTTCACATACATCAAGATTGCGGACGCTCAGGTCGATGTCGCCACCAAGACGGTTCAATCCGTCGTCCAGTATGTCACCGGCTCCCTGTGGGCCTCGCGCATCAAAGTCGGAACCCTTACGGCGAAGTATTACTACGCCCGCGTCTAAGCCATGGCGACTGCTGTTGATGGTCCATTTATCGCACTTTCTGAGGCCACTTGGCGCAGCAGGTTCGGATATGTAGAATGGACCAAGAAGGACCTAACGCTTGCTGAAGCCACCACCGACAACGATACTTTCCTTTTTACTGGCGGAGGTAATTATGGTTTTAGTTTTTATGGCGGATTAGACAGTCAATCATTCATCGCCGTCTCCCAGATTAACGAAGACTACATCCCAGAGTTCGTAGGACAGACCTTCTACCCGGCAGGACAGGGAGACCCCCCTGAGACTTCAGGGATCTATACCATCTACCCTGCCCCGCCCCAGACGATGACGGAAGACCTGTTCACCACCGGCACCCAGAATGTCGATAACTCAGAGCCTACCTCCACTACCTACTGGTTCTACAATGTCGACGGCGTGGACGGCCTGACCGACCAGACGGCCTGACCCCCTCCACGGGATTGCCCGACCCCGCAGATTTAAGGCCATGTCGAATACCGTAACCATCTCCCAGGGCAACAGCTTCGCCTGTTCCTTCGTCTGGACGCCCGGCCCCTCCGGCCCTGCGAATCTTTTGACGACCACCCTCACCTCGACCTTCGAGGACAAGTGCGGGAAGCAGTACCCCCTGACCGTCACCAAGGCGCTCGACGGCCTGTCCTTCACCGTCTCCTATGCCGGCGACACCGCTGACTGGTCTGTCGGCCTCGGCCGCTGGGACATCAAATTCGCCTTCAGCTCGACGAGCATCTCGCGCACGGAAATCTTCAGGGTTCAAGTCATTGAATCCGTGACTGCCTAAGCGCCATGCCCGACGCGACCATCACCTCGACCGAGTCCACCTTCGGCACGATCAGCGGCACGTTCCTCGAGACGGGGGCGACCATCCAAGGCACCATCACGGGCATCGTGGCCGGCACGCTGGACGGCTCCGTCGGTGTGCCTGGGCCTGTCGGGCCGGCTGGTAGTCAAGGCCCGCAAGGCCAGCAGGGGGTTCCCGGCCAGCCAGGACAGAAGGGCGACAAGGGCGACAAGGGTGACCAAGGCGAGCCGGGTCAGCCCGGACAGCCCGGCCAGCCGGGTCAGAAAGGTGACAAGGGCGACCAAGGCGAACCCGGACCTCCCGGCCCCGCTGGGGTTGTCTCGGCTACGGCTCCGCTTTCGCTGGTGTCCCAGAACCTGAGCATCGACCTATCGGCCTACGCGACTCAGTCCTTCGTCACGTCGCAGGGGTATATCACCAGCGCGGCGCTGACCCCTTATCTCCTGATCGAAGACGCGGAGTCTTCCTTCTACCCCCTCACAGGTAACCCTTCCAATTTCCTCACCTCGGCGGCCCTCTCCGGCTACGCCACGGAATCTTGGGTAACCTCTCAAGGCTACCTTACATCGGCCCCTGTGACTTCGGTCGCTGGCAAGACCGGTGCGGTCACGCTGGCGGCTGGGGATATCTCCGGCCTCGGCACGCTCGCCACGGTCAACGACGCTCCTTCCGATGGCTCTCAGTACGCTCGTAAGAACGGCGCTTGGGATGTTGTCACCCCTGCCTCGTCTGTCGCGTGGGGCGATATCACTGGCACGCTGTCCGACCAGACTGACCTGCAGACGGCGCTGGACGCCAAGGTGAACACCCTCGGAGGGTCGCTTGTCTCTGGCTTCCTCGAGGGTTGTCAGGTCGTTACGACCCCCGCCTTTGGGGATAACAGCCTTGCGGTCGCCGACACCGCCTTCGTGCAATCCGCCCTGCTCGGCGGAACCGCTGTCGCCCGCAACCTCGAGGTGGAAGTCCGCAACCAGTCCGGCGCAACGATCACGGCAGGCTCCATCGTCTACATCTCTGGGGCCACGGGCAACAAGCCCCTCATCACAAAGGCTCAGGCGAACAATGACGCGAACTCCGCCCAGACCATGGGCTTCGTCAAGACCGACATCGCCAACAATGGCACGGGCTACGTCATCGTTCGAGGCGTCCTTGATGCCATCGACACCTCCGCCCTGACCGAAGGCGTCCAACTCTACCTCTCCCCGACCACCGCCGGAGCCTGGACGACCACCAAGCCGTCCGCCCCGCAGCATCTGGTCTACGTCGGCATCGTCATCCGTTCGCACCCCAATCAGGGAACCATCCTCGTCGCCGTCCAGAATGGCTATGAGCTGGACGAACTCCATGACGTCGCGATCGCCAGCAAGGCCAACAACGACCTGCTGGCCTACGAGTCCGCCACGAACCTCTGGAAGAACAAGTCCTTCGGGACGCTCGGCCTGCTGACTTCCAGCGCAGCGGCCTCTACTTACTACCCCCTCTCGTCTAACCCCGCCGGCTACCTGACCTCCGCCTCCCTCTCTGGCTACGCCACGGAGTCCTGGGTCACGGCAGGCTTCTACCCCCTGACGGGCAATCCTTCGGGCTTCATCACTTCCTCGGCCCTCTCGCCCTACCTGCTCAGCTCGACTGCGGCCTCGACCTACCAGACGCAGTCGGGAATGTCGGCCTACCTCGCCAAAGCCGACAACCTCGCAGGCCTTGCCTCGACCAGCACGGCGCGGACTAACCTCGGCCTTGGAAGCATCGCCACGCAGTCGGCCTCGTCTGTTGCGATCACGGGCGGAAGCATCAGCACCACGACCTTCAGCGGAACGCTCAACAGCGTCGCCGTGCAGTCTGGGACTGGCATCACGTTCCTCACGGATGTCACCACCCAGAACACCGCCTACCCCGGCCCTTCTGGCTTCCTGCTGAAAGCCGATAACCTGTCTGGTCTGGCTAACACCGCCACCGCTCGGACGAACCTCGGCCTCGGTTCCGCCGCCGTCGAACCTGCCACGAAACTCGTCCCTGCTGGCGGCACGACCGGGCAAGTCCTGGCTAAGTCCAGCGCGACCGATTGGGACGACGCGTGGATCACGCTCCCTTCCGCCCCTGTCACTTCTGTCGCTGGAAAGACCGGAGCCGTCACGCTGGTCGTCGGTGACGTCTCGGGTGCGGCTCCTCTCGCCTCCCCTGCGCTGACGGGTGTTCCTACCGCCCCGACGGCTACCGCTGGAACTTCGACGACTCAGCTGGCGACAACGGCCTTCGTCACGACCGCGGACAACCTGAAGGCGAACCTCGCAAGCCCTGCCTTCACAGGAACCCCTACTGCTCCGACTGCCGCGACCTCAACGAACACGACCCAACTCGCCACCACGGCCTTCGTGGTCGGTCAGGCTGGGACTGCGACCCCTGTCGTCGATGGAACCGCCTCCGTTGGCACGTCCCTGCTCTACGCTCGTCAGGATCACGTCCACCCTACGGACACTTCCCGCGCGCCGTTGGCTTCGCCGACCTTTACCGGAACCCCTGCTGCTCCCACAGCCGCGGTCGATACCAATACGACCCAAGTCGCGACCACCGCTTACGTCGTCGGTCAGGGATACTTGAAGTCTGCCACGGCCTCAAGCACCTACGCCCCTCTTGCGTCCCCTGCCCTGACAGGAACCCCTACCGCTCCGACCGCCACGGCTGGGACGAACACCACGCAGATTGCTACGACAGCCTTCGTCACGGCGGCTGTCCCGGCTTTCGCGACGGCAGCCCAGGCACGAGGCTTCACCAGCACCACGACGGCCATGAGTCCTCGCCAGGCTATCTGGGCGATGCTTTCGCAGGATGTTGTCTATGTTGAGCGAGCTGGATTTCAGATCACGAATGTAGGAACGGTAAGCAATCAGGGCGGTTGGCTTTCGACTTTCACCCGACTTGGAACGGCAGGGGCTTGCTCTTCTCGGGCAAGCATTTTTGGACAAAGCCAGGTTGACCAGACTTGGAACGCTGAGTCTAAGTCGAATGGCGCCGGCTTCCTTAACTTCTCACTTCGTAAGATTTTCTCGGGACGAACCGCATCTGATGCGCTAACCGATCCACTTATCACCTTCAGGTGGTCGCATGGTAAGGCAAATACGGATGGCATCGGCGACTTGGTTCGCCGTGGCTTTGGTTGGAAGTTTGTCGGCGGAACCGCACCTCGTTATCTTAGTCTCGAAGTCCATAACGGAACGACGCTAACCAGCGTAACTTCTACGTTTGCTCCTACTTCCGGTATTCCATTTGACTGGGATATCGAATCGGACGGAGCCGGTAATGTTACCCTCTATGTCAACGGAGCTTCTGTCGCTACCTCTAACGCCGGGCCTACTGGTGCTACGAATGTGACCTCAAGCATCTGGCAGGAAGAAGTGGCTGCGTCTGCCGCCATCACTAATCCTTTCACCTCATTCGTCCACAGCCGTGGTCGTTACGTCGTAATCAACCCATGACCTACATCTACAAAGTCACCGTCATCGGCGTCTCCGTGAACAACTGGCAAGACCTCCGAAACCTAATCTTCAACGGAGCGCAGCCTGTCGAAGAAACCTACGGAGGCCAGGAAGGCATCTACACCTTCCCAACCCCGCAGACCCCTGCCGACCTCGGCCCCCTCGTCAAAGTCGAACTCCTTTCCGAATAACCTATGATCACCGCCATCCTCATCTCCCTCATCGTCGGCTTCATCGCCGGCGCGCTCGTCTTCCGCAAACACGCCTCCCGCGCCGCTCAGCTGGAAGCCAAGGGCAAGACCATCCTCGACGTCCTCAAGGGTCGCTAATCCCCGATGCGTCTGCTCCTGGTCATCGCCGTCCTCTGCCTGACCGGGTGCAGCCTGTTCCGCAAGGGCGAGGCTCCCCTGCCCGCCCAGCCGGAAGCCCCCACCAAGGAGTCCGCCGTCGTCACGCTGGGCAAAGACCTCGACAAGACCGACCACAGGGTAGGTGCGGCCCTCGTCGCCATCGAGCGTAACGCCGACAAGCCCAAGGTCGTGGTCGCGGAGTCCCGCCTCGCCCAGTCCTACCTGCCCCAGCCCCCAGAGGCTGACGTGGCCTTCGCCATGGCTCGGGCTACCAAGGCTGACCCCATCGACTACGCCAAGCAGATGGAGTTCGGACGCAAACTCGCCACCGCCGTCAACCGCGCTTGGGAACGCCTGGAGGCCGACCAGAAGGAAGCCAAGAGAGTTTCCGACCTGAAGGACGCACGGATCGTCGAGCTGACCAAGGAGGTCGAGCGCGTCAAACAGGAGGCCAGCCGGAACATCTGGACACTGGCTGGGGTGGGAGTCGCGGTCATCGGAGCGCTCGCCACGGCCTTCGCATCGCCCAAGGTTGGCATCCCTCTCCTCGCCTGTGGCGGTGCCATCGGAGCATTCCCATTCGTGGTCGAGTCGTCTCACTTTGACCTTATCGTGACCATCGCTCTTACGGGCGGTGGCATTCTGCTTGGATGGTTGGCTTGGGATTATGTCCGCGACATGGTCAACGCGAACCCCAGCAAGGATGCGGAGATTAACCCCCCGCAATCTACGCACGAAGATGACAAAGCGTAAGCCCGCCAAGGTCATCTGGCGCAAACTCGGCAAGGAGAAGGCTTGGGGTCAGGCCACCATCGGCGAGAACCTCATCGAGATTGACCCCCGCCTCGGTGCCAAGCGTCAGCTGGAAGTCCTCTGCCATGAGCAAGTCCACCTGACATTCCCTGGCATGAGCGAGGCGGACGTAGACCGGGCAGGGAAAGACCTCGCCGCCCTCCTCTGGTCGCAGGATTACCGCCGCGTCGTCCTCGCCCCCAACGCCAAGCCTCCCCGCATCTCGTGAGCGCATCGCCCTTCAACCCCGAGGAAATCCCTCCGCAGGTCAAGGACGGCATCGTCGCCGGCATCCTTGGCGGCCTCGCTATGGTCGCCCGACTACTGCTCTCGACGGAACCCGTGTCCTTCGGCTGGGTCGTCCGCCGTGTCCTCGCCGCCGCGATCACCGCGGCCCTCGTCGGCTACGGCATCCAGGAGCATATCACCAGCCCCGGCCTGAAGATGGGCGTCATCGGAGCGGCAGGTTACGCGGCCCCCGAATGCCTCGACTATCTGCTGAAGTACGTCAAAGCCCGCGGCGAAAAGGAAGTCGCGGCAGTCACCGCCAAGGCGAGCAAACCCCATGGCAAAGGAAAAACCTCAAAGCGGAAGCGCTAACCTGCTGCTGGCGGTCTCCCTGCTGACGGCCTTCGCCGGGGTAACGGCCTTGGCCTCCGCCTTCATCGCCGGCTTCGTCCTTGACCAGATACTGAACTCCCCCGAGGCGATGGTCATGATCGTCGTGGACGGGGCCATCAAGTCCGACTCCGCCGCCCTCGAAAAGAACCTGTCCTGGGCGACGCAGGGTCTGAAGGCCGTCCGAGACTTGGGGTGGGCGTTGGCGGTCGGGTGCCTTGGGGTAGGGGTGGCGGTCTTCCTACGCTCCCGCCGTCAAAAGGCCTCCTGAGGCCAGCCAGAGGGGTCTATTGGGGTGTCCTATGGGCGACCCAGCCCCCTGCTTTGACCCCCTAAAACCACCCTGTCAAAAGTTTCGGTTAAAAGGTTTGACGAGTGGGGTAGTCATACCCGAGAGTGTGTGGGCAATACCGCACACCACATGAAACTACTGATCGCCACCATCATCCTCGG